AGCTCAATATTAAAAAAAAGTGGTATAACAATGGTGAATTTGAAAAATGTATTAATATCACGAACCAAATCCCAGTTGGGTGGACGAGAGGAAGATTAAAAAAATGAAAGTCAAAAAAATCAAAAAAACGGAATGGGCAGGAAAAAGGTTTGCTCATATGTCTGCAATAGCACCAAACGCTAGTTCTAGTATTATTATGGGCAATACATCTCCCTCAATCGAACCATACAGAGCAAATGCATATAGGCAAGACACTCTCTCGGGTGCTTTTTTAAACAAGAATAAATGGTTAGACAGTATAATTAAGGAAAAGTGTAGCTCCGATGCTAAGTTAAACTATAGCGAAATTTGGTCGTCTATTATCGCCAACGATGGCAGCGTTCAACATCTCGAATTTCTCGACGAATGGACACGTGACGTATTTAAGACCTCAATGGAAATTGACCAAAGATGGATTGTACAGCATGCCGCTGATCGCCAGTCCTATATTGACCAAGCGCAAAGTGTCAATCTTTTTTTCAGGCCTGACTCAAACGTCAAGTACATTCATGCAGTACACTTTTTAGCATGGAAAAATGGCTTGAAAACACTTTATTATTGTCGTTCTGAAAAAATAAGCAAGGCCGATAAAGTAAGTAAGAAAATAGAAAGACAAGTAATTGAAGAAATAAATTTGAAAGCATTGGTAGTTGGAGATGAATGCCTTGCTTGCCAATGATAAGTTTTAATTCCCTATACTTTTATAAAAGTAGCAAATATTGAAAAGGAATAATTATGTGGTTTTTAGCAAGTCATCAAAACGAACCTTTCGCATATTTAGATAAGTTTTTTACTGCAGATGAAATTTCTCTTATACATGCAATAGGCGATAAGAGACCATTAGAACAATCATCTGTAACAGATGTTAACAATGTTAAAGTAAACACATCAGTTAGAGAAAGCCTTAATAGTTGGATTGAACCTACAGTAGATTCTGAATGGTTGTTTCGAAAATTAACTGATGCTATTATTACAATAAATAACAGATTTTTCCAATATGAATTGACAGGATTCGATCCCCTACAATACACGGTATATAATAGTAAAGTAAAAGGATATTATGGTGGTCATATAGATTATGGATTTGATATGTTTGTTAATAGAAAACTTAGTTTTTCCGTACAATTAACTGATCCAAAAGAATATAAAGGCGGAGAATTAATGATCTATGACAGACAAAAAGGATTAGAAGCACCTAAAGATGCAGGGACCATAATTTTCTTTCCAAGTTTTATGTTTCATGAAGTTAAACCAGTAACTAAAGGAACACGCCATAGTTTAGTTGGTTGGATTTTAGGCCCAAGATTTAAATAAAAGATAATTTTAAATTTTATAAAATACTGTGATCTATTAATAAAATAGCTTATAAATTTAGACATAGAAAAAGGATATCGATGATTAAAAAAGTAAAAACAAATTTGATGGAGGAAAGACAATCCTTCAAACCTTTTAATTATCCCTGGGCGTACCAAGCTTGGTTAGCTCATGAACAAGCACACTGGCTCCATACAGAAGTTCCTATGCTCGAAGATGTAAAAGATTGGAAAAATAAATTAAATGATGATGAAAAGAAATTCCTAACGCACATCTTTAGATTCTTTACTCAAGGCGACGTTGATGTTGCTGGCGGTTATGTTAAAAATTATTTACCACATTTTCCTCAACCTGAAGTGAGAATGATGCTTGCCGGATTTGCTGCAAGAGAAGCTTTACACATTGCCGCATATTCGCATCTAATAGAATCTCTCGGCATGCCTGAAAGCACGTATAACGAATTTTTAGAATATGCCGCTATGAAAGAAAAACATGATTATCTACTCGATTTAAGTTCTAGAAATAGCACAAAAGAATCTACTGCAGAACATATTGCAGCATTCAGTGCTTTTACTGAAGGTATGCAACTATTCTCATCATTTATTATGTTACTCAATTTCCCGCGCCATGGTCTAATGAAGGGTATGGGACAAATCGTTACTTGGTCTATAGTCGATGAAACGATGCATGCTGAAAGTATGATTAAACTCTTCAGAACATATATAGAAGAGAATAGAGAAATATGGAATGACGATCTTAAATCTAAAATTTATACCATTGCGACTAAGATGGTTGATTTGGAAGATAAGTTTATTGACTTGGCATTTGGCATGGTACGTGTGGCTGACCTGGACGCTCGTGACGTTAAACAGTATATCCGCTATATTGCTGACCGTCGCCTTATTAGCCTGGGTCTTAAAGGAATCATGAAAGTTAAAAAGAACCCTTTACCTTGGGTCGAGGAAATGATTAATGCTCCAACGCATACTAATTTCTTTGAGAACAGAGTAACAGATTATGCTAAAGGTTCTTTAACAGGTAATTGGGAAGATGTCTGGGCCAAGGCAGCTTAATGTGGGAAATAGTTTACCTATTAGTCGCAACTCATATTACGATTATATCGGTAACCCTTTTCCTACACAGAGGACAAGCGCACAGAGCAATAATCTTTCATCCGGTATTAAGCCACTTTATGAGGTTGTGGTTGTGGCTGACTACTGGTATGGTTACAAAAGAGTGGGTAGCAGTACATAGAAAACACCATAGATATGTTGATGAATCTATGGATCCTCATTCTCCACGCATTTATGGTATATGGCGTGTTCTGTTTGGTGGAGTTTTGCTTTATACTACTGCTACACAAGATAAGCAAATGGTGAATCAATATGGTGTTGGAACTCCTGATGATTGGTTAGAACAAAATGTCTATAGTAAATTTTCTGTTGGTGGGGTTCTTTTACTTCTTATTTTTAATACCCTCATGTTTAACGGCTGGGGTATTGTTATATGGCTTATACAAATGGCATGGATACCGTTTTGGGCAGCTGGAGTTATTAACGGCATTGGCCATTGGTTCGGTTACAGGAATAATAACACTATGGATAGCTCTAGAAATATTATTCCATTTGGATTCCTCATCGGAGGAGAAGAACTTCACAACAACCACCACGATTCACCTAGTAGTCCCAAGCTGAGTCAAAAGTGGTGGGAGTTTGATGTTGGATATATGTGGTTAAAATTATTTAGTTATATGAAATTAGCTAAAATCATGAATAGAAAATGGTAGGGAATACTTTGAATATACATTATGCGCATATGAAGGTAGCAGAAACTTATGCGAATCTTTCAAAGGCAAAAAAATTAAAAGTTGGTGCTATTGTAGTTAAAGAACATAGAGTCATAAGCATTGGTTATAACGGAACACCTGTCGGTTGGGATAATACTTGCGAAGATGAAATTGAGAAAAAAGATTTCTATATAATAGACAATGGTGGTCCGGCTCATGGAATGCTTACTACTAGTTTAGTAACCAAACCAGAAGTTATTCACGCGGAGAGTAATGCAATAGCTAAATTAGCTAGATCAAATGAATCAGGAGAGAATGCAGATATGTACATTACTCATTCCCCGTGTTTCGAGTGTGCGAAACTTATACATATTGCAGGAATTAAAAAAGTTTTTTATAGAAATCAATATAGATCAAATGCTGGAATAGAATTTTTAAACAAATGTAATATTGAGGTTGAACAGATATGAAAGACAAAAAAGTATACGGATTTACTTGCTCCACATTTGATCTGTTTCATGCAGGACATGTGGTTATGCTTGAAGAAGCCAAGAGGCAGTGCGATTGGTTAATTGTAGGTATTCAGATTGATCCTACAATTGATAGACCCGGAGCAAAGAATAAACCAGTACAATCTATTATTGAAAGACAAATTCAAGTATCAGCATGCGACTTTGTGGATGAGATAATTGTTTATTCTACTGAAAAAGAACTTGAAGACATTCTTATGACTTTGCCTATTGACATTAGAATATTGGGTGAAGAATATAAAGACAAAAATTTTACTGGAAAAGATATCTGCGAAAAACGCGGTATTCAAATTTACTTCAATAAAAGAGACCATTACTTTAGTTCTAGTGATCTGCGAACAAGAGTTTTTGAAGCAGAATTACGAAGAAGGAATGCTGGATGAAAAGAAAAAAACATTTCGAATGTGTGGAATGCGAAGCAGTATTCAAAATAAACTATGATCTAGATGAAGATTACTATATCGTAAGCTATTGTCCATTTTGTGGGTCTGAGATGGATGAGGATCAACAGGATGACTACGACGACGAAGACCTGTCCTAAGTGTGGCACTGAACATGAAAAGCCGGGCAAATTTTGCTCGAGGGCTTGTGCAAATAGTAGACAATGGACTGATGAACATAAAAAGAAATTCTCCGTTGCTCAGACTAAATATATGGCAAGTGAAAGAGCAGAAGAACACTTAGCTAAAAGAGCATTACAAATGCAACTGCTATGGAAAGCAGGTATTATGGGTAACGGAGCCAAGGTAACAAGAGATGAAATAGATACAGATGAATTCGTTATACATCCGGATCAATACTATGTAGGTATTCCTGATATAGATGGTGCTTCAGAATTCGTTCAAGACGGAGATTATTGGGAAGAGGTATAAATACTAATTTGAACGATTGGTATTTGTATGTGGTTTTATAACGGTAAACCTCTAGAAGAAATCCCAGAAAACGCTTATGGTTATGTGTATTTGATCACTAATAACTATACTGGTAAAAAGTATATCGGTAAGAAGTTATTCTGGTTTAGAAAAACAAAAATAGTAAAAGGTAAAAAGAAAAGACTTAAGGTTGAATCTGATTGGCGAGACTATTGGTCGTCATCTGAGGAAGTTAAAGCACATGTACAAACACTAGGTGCGGATTTATTTACTAGAGAGATACTTCATATCTGTTCTAATAAAGGTATGTGTAATTATCTTGAAGCAAGAGAACAAATGGATAGAAGAGTACTGGAGTCTGAAGAATATTATAACGGTACTATTCAATGTAGAATTCATCGAACACATATTAAGGAGATACTATGAGAGTGGCGGTTATTGGTGCCGGAATAGCTGGGTTGACTGCTGCCTATTACATTATGAAAAAAGGACATGAAGTATCTGTATACGAAAAAGAAAGATATGCAGCTATGAAGTGCTCTTATGCTAATGGCGGGCAAATATCTGTTAGCAATTCTGAAGTATGGACATCATGGTCTAATATTGGTAAAGCTATGAAGTGGATCGGTAGGAAGGATGCTCCACTGCTTATTAGACCATCATTGGATTGGGATAAAGCAAAATGGTTGTGGAAGTTCTTATGGGCAACTGCTAACAATGATGCAGACAAACGAACCATTGAAACCATTAGACTTGGTATCAGATCAAGAAGACTATACAATACGTTAAGACAAACTGAAAAGATAAGTTACGACTGGAAGATGTCAGGCATTCTTCATGTATATAAGAATAAGAAATACTTTGATGCTGCTCAAAAGATGCGAGACATTTACGAAAGTAATGGGTGTGAATGGGAGGTAAAAACAGCAAGTCAATGCATGGATATTGAGCCGAGACTATACCATATGAGCAGACAAGGGTTACTTGGAGGAGTGTGGACTGAATCCGATTCAGTAGGTGACATTCATATGTTCTGTTCTAAACTAGCTAAAATTCTTGAAGGATATGGAGTTAAATTTTACTACAGTCATACAGTAGACAATATATCAGAACTGAATCACTATGATAAGATCGTAATTGCTAACGGATCAGATGCCTGCAGATTAGTTGTTGACGGAGATGTATGTGTATATCCTATTAAAGGGTATAGCATAACTATTCCAAGTGCTAGAAGCTCACCTAGCGTATCTTTGCTTGATGATGAGGCAAAGATTGTATGTTCTCGTTTAGGTGATAGACTGAGAGTGGCCGGTACTGCAGAAATTGTAGGGCACAATCAAGATGTGACACGCACCAGAATTACGCCATTACTTAAATGGGTAGCTAGTAATTTTCCTGGCGTATCAACTGAGCATTATGAACAATGGGCATGCTTGCGTCCAATGACCCCAGACATGATGCCTCGTTATGGACAGTCAAAAATAAACCCCAAGATTTATTACCATGTTGGACATGGACACTTGGGTTGGACTTTAGCGCCAGCTACAGCGCAGTGTTTAGCGGAAAAGATTAGTCAGTAGTCCAAGCTTTTGTTTGGTCAAAAGACTTTTCCTTTACTGTTCTTTCATTGTAGAGTTTTCTTGGGTTTGAACATGTAGGACATTTTGGATTACCACAATCCATTGCATTATGTTTTGCCAATCGATGAGGTTGTTGAATCAGTTCACTATAAAATCCCATATTATGTTGTTTTGCTATGTCAATTTGTTTTTTGATATGGTTTTCTTTTTGTTGTAAACGTTTACTATGCTTGATCTTTGTTTCCTCATCCATCATAATCTCCTTGTAGTAATACTGTAATATATATTACGCACCTTGCGTAAGTACATACTTCGCAAGGGATTTCCAATCGCCACCTTGAGCACGAATCTTGATAGCTGCGATCAATGAACGCAAACTCAAGTTCTGTATCTTGTCCTTGAGTGAATCAATGAAAAACAGAGCTTCTGCCTTGTATTCAAAATTGTATTCTGGTAAAAACTCCGGGTCCTTCATTATTACTTCCATGCGCTCGAGTTTCTGTGATTGAGACATGCTTAAGTCGACGCACATTGCTCGCGAACGAACTGCTTGGTCAATACGATCCATATCCATGTTAGAGATGAATACGATAGTGCCGGTGAATTTAAACGAACGCGGCAAATCTTCATCACGAATATCCGCATTCCAGTTAATGTATCGATCGCCGTATGAATCAAGAGCACCCTTAAGCAAGTTCAGTGCTACGGGATCCTTAAGCACGCTGTCGCAGTCATCAAATACGAGTACCATACCATTGCCTTCAAACAAAGTTCTGTAGAGGCCCTTCGCAGTGCTAAAGCCTTTGATCACTCTGAATGATTTGGGGGATACGATACGAGTACCAATCTCGAATGAAGCGAGATCTGTAACGTCACTGTAGCCATTCTGTACAAGAGATTTAATAACAGTGTGAGTCTTACCCAATCCACCTTGACCTGTTATAATAGCAGATGCAATAGTCTTTGAGGCAACCATCTTGACCATTTGTTCTACAAAATCGAATCGTTTATTGATGCCAAATTCATCAATTTTGGGTTGCTGCTCTACTGCTGGTGCCGCAACAAGACCCAGATTGTTGATATGACGCTCTACATACGAGCGATGTTTTGAACGAGAAACCATCTTACCATCAACGAAACCCTCGAATCGAGATTTTGCTTTGTTGAATTTGATTTCTACTTGCACTTTCTTGCTCCTGTTTATCACTATAACCATATTATATTATGATTTGCACAGGTCGTCAAATATTTGTAAGCCATTGATTTTAAACAACTTTATTTCCGAGCAATTTGTATGGGTACTTGGCAATGTAAACCATTGATTTCATTAGACAAAATTTACTTGACATGCCAGCCATATTACTATATAATTATGGTATGGTGACAAAAAAGACAATCCGCAAGCGTCGTTCTGATCGCAAGCATATAGTATACGTGTTACAGAACGTTCATACTGGTGACTTTTACATTGGGGTAACCCAGGGTAGTCGGCAGAAAGATCTTCGTGTACGAGTGCTGAAGCACTTTCAGAGGGCATTCGCTGAGTCAAAGACTTGGACCTTGTGCAAAGAAATTCGACAATTTGGTGCCGAGTCTTTCTTCTACACTATTTTAGATGTCGTTCGAGGCAAACCTGCAGCACACAAACTTGAACGAGATTTAATTATTCAATTCAATCCTACGTTGAACACAAAATGATATATATTATTAAATTAAGGAAAATGTATGCTATTAGACATAGTTGTGGGGTTATTATGCGCTTGGATTAGTCTTAAGTTAATGAGCCGTCGTCAAGCGATCGATCCTATTACAAAAGTGCAGCATAAACGATTAGAACTTGAAATACACAAACCACAAGATGGAATATATTTAGTGTATTCAAACGGTGATTTTGTGCTTCAAGCTACAAGCATTGAGGATTGTGCTACCAAAATTACCGAAAAGTTTGGTACTGTCAGTATGGGTTTCATTAATAAGGATAAAGAAGTTCCCGAAAAAGAATGGGATTTGCTTTTTAAATCCGTCATAGATAAATTAGAAAAAAGATAGGAGACACTATGGCAATCAATTATACATGGTCAGTAATTAGTTTGGAAAAACAAAACCATGAGAATGTACAAGATGCAGTGTGTAATGTGCATTGGGTAAGGACTGGCACTGACGACACGGATAACGTAGCATATGGTATGATGGGCGCTACTCGTTTCAATATGAGCGACGTTGATCCAAACAACTTTACTCCATTTGCTAACTTAACTGAGCAACAAGTTGTTACTTGGATTGAAGCATTGGAACACGGCAATCTAGATTATTATAATTCAGTGACGCTTGATGGTATTAATAAGCGTAGAAATGTAACTAGAGTTGATCGTGAAAATCTGCCTTGGAATCCTCCAACAGAATAAACTAAAGGATATATTATGCCTAATTGGTGTCTTAATAATGTAACTATTTCAAGTCATGTCCCTGAGAAGATGAAAAGAATCAGGGCGATTCTTGAGAGTGA